AGTGGGGGCGGCGGTGGCACGCCCAACCCCAAACCCGCCCGCAATTAAGGCTTGTTTCCCGTAATTTAAAGCATTAAGTGTTGCCACGCCAAGGCGACTTGTGGCTTCTTTTGTCATGACATATTCACCGCCATGAACAATGCCCATTGGTTGATATTTCCCGCCATTTCCAGTGTAACCGCCTGTTGCGTATTCTGGAATATCTGCCATTGCGGCCATGGTTTGACCAAGCACGCCATTTCCAAACGCGGCTTTCATGGTTTCTTCTTTTAATGCTTTGGCTTTTTGATTTTGCTCGTTGATTTTAGGTAGATTATCAATCAACCACTTCACGCCATCAATTAATAGTTGGAGTGGTTTTAATGCTAAATCAATGCCAAAAGCGACCCATTCCCCAAATTGTTTACCTGCGCTTGCGGCGGCATCTAAATCTTCTTTTGTGCTTTGTATCGGAGACAATAAATCAGTAAACCATTTCACCGCTTTTTCAATCCAGCCAACGACTACACTAAATGCGGTGCCAAGCGGTTGGAATTTTTCAAGGACAGGGGCGAGACCTTCTTTTAAGCCTTGCAAAAATCCATCGAAGAAGGCTTTGATTGGATTCCAGAATTTATAGATTAAGAGTGCGGCACCAATAAAAGCTGCTCCACCAAGTGACAGAATATAAGGCAGAAGTTTTAATGGAGAAAGTAGCCATCTTGCAACAGCCCCTCCCACATTTTTAATTTGCCCACCAAATTTAGGCAAAAGAATGTTGAGTTTGCTCAACCCTAAGATTAGACGTGCGACAGGATATAGCACAAAACTTAGCATAAAGGCGAGCGCACCAAATACAGTGAGAGAGCCACCGATAGCCCCCGCGACTAATAAAATATTTTTAGCGAGTTTCGGATGGTCTTGAATCCACTTGTTGCCTTTGTCAATCAATCCGCCAATTTTTTTCAATAAATTATCTAATGTCGGGGCAAGCGTTCCGCCAATGGTTGAATTTAAGTTAAAAAGCTTATTTTTGAAAACGCCCCAAGTTGATGAAAGTGCTTTCATCCGTGTGTCAAATTCTCGCCCCATTGACCCTTTTGCAGTCTCGCTATTCGCAAGCTCAATTTGTCTGCGCCATTCTTCTGTATTAGAAACTAATAATGCAAGGGTTTTGGTGTGTTCTGTTCCCACCAAATCTGCAATAAACCCAAGGCGCTTATGTTCCGGCATTTTTTTGACGGTTTCCACGATTTGCATCAACGTGCCTTGCGCATCTTTTGCCATGCCTAATTCGACCTTGCTTGCGCTTAATCCCATTGCTGCAAGTGCATTGCGAACAGGCTTTTTCTTACTTGCTGACGAAAGGCGAGTGAAGATCGCATTTACTGCGGTGGCTGATTGTTCTTCTGCCGCGCCCGCAGTTTGCAAGGTGGAACCCAGTGCCGCCATATTCTTTTCGGTGATTTTGGCGATGCCCGAAATACCGGAAACGCGATTCATGAAACCGATAATTTCTGTTCCTTTTGAAATGGCGTTATCATCTAAATAGTTGATGGCATCTGCAAGTTCGCGCGATGCTGCAGAAGAAAGTTTGAAGTTTTTTGTTACTTTGCCGAACTGTTCGACTAATTCATCCGGATTTGCTGCATCAAACGCTGTTGCCATTTGTGTGTTTAATCGCACAAAATCTTCTAATTGCTCTTTTGGCACATCCATTCGAGCTGCGGATTCAATCATGTTGGCGATTTCTACGGTAGTGAGTGGCAATTCGGTGGATAATGCTTGGATTTTCTTTTTCCACTCATCAAATTCAGCCGTGAAGTTTCCGGAATCATCTTTTAGCCCTTGCACTTGTCGTGCCACACCAACCATTGCATCTTCAAATTGCATAAAGTCATTCACAGATTTTGCAATCGGGGCTGTAATTGTTGAGCCCGCTGCCGATGCTTGCGCACCTACCATTTGCGCCTTTCCGCTCACCTCTTTCAACGTTTCGACTTGTCCGCGATAGCGATTGTAGGCGGCTTGTTTTGCATTAAGTTTAGCCAGTGCAGTTTCTTGTTGTTTGATTTGTTGATTTGCACCTTTTAATTTGCTTTTGAGCTCGTCTTGCCGTTGAGCAAGTGTTTTTGCAGACAATCCCGAAGCGTTCAATTCTTGGCGTGCTTGACGTAGTTTTAATGCGGCTTGAGTTTGTTCTGTTTTGAGCTTTTCGACTGCCTGTTGTGCTCTTAATACTTTGTCGCGAAATTCATTTGTCGGATTTTTTGCCGTAGCGAGCTGTTGGGCATAATGTTTTGCTTTTTGTTGTGCTTGAGCGAGCTCTTGATTTACTGCGCCCAATTTATTTTTCAAAGGGTTTAGGGTTGCTGCGTATTTTTTAATAGCAGCCTCTGTCTCTTTATCTTGTTTTGTTAATTGCGCGCGAATAACTTTGTTTTCTTTCAGCTTTTTCGAAAGCGCGGACACTTGCTTGCTCGCATTGCGCAATGGTGCCGAAATTTTATCAATGGCGTTTAATAAGACGGTGAGTTGTAAATTATTCATTTTTTCTACTCGTTTTTTATTGACAATATTCTTTTCTTGGCTTAATAATTAAGCAAACAAAAGGGGGATAATATGATCGCGATACTTTCTTTATTTATTCTCGCCGTAGGATTGCTGGGGCTTGCTATCGGTTCTGGTTTGATTGCATTGCCTTGGTTAGTTTCCGGCATTATTGCCGCGCCTGTTCTGTTTCTTTATATGTTGATGATGGGGTCGGTGCTTTGGCTTGCTGAAATCAACTTTTTCCTTGGTGTTGCAGCACTTGCAGTGTATTGCTATTGGATTCACATTATTCGCAAGCACATCAAATTAAAATCACAATCTAAAGACTTAATTGCTCAATAATTAAGTTTTCAATCAACTCCACGTCACTTTCCGAAAAGCCCAGCAATTCACGCTGGGCATATTGCACTTTGAAATCTTTATCTTTAGATGGGCTAGCGCTTAAACCGTATTGATGCACTGCAGCAATGGCTGCGCTTGAGCCATTAAAACCCACTGAAACTTCGTTACCATTTGACCGCACTTTTAAATGCCGTGCGGTGCGAAGTTTGGCGAACATGGCTTTGCGTTTGATTCGCCCTTTCTTTTTTCCAAATTCTTTACGTGGTTTTCTCGGTTCAAAGGCTGAACCATCGGGATTTTGTTGGCGTGCAATTCGGTTTGATTGGCTTTTTCGTAAGGCTTGCCCGATTTTGCGCCCAAGCTGTCTGCGCGCTTGTGGCGAAAGATTCGCGATAAGTGCGGTCAGTTTTGCTTGAATTTCTTCCACCGTTGCCATTAATTCACCTCACCCTCGAAAATTAGATTATCCCAATTTTCCAAATACACTTTCACTTGGTTCGGTTCGTTCAAGGTTGGTTCTTTGGCGTAGTGGATTTGCACGCTGTCGCCGTCTTTTTTCGATACCACGCGCTCGGTGAGTTTGATTTCAAAGCTGATGTCTGCCGTGTCGTTGTTGTTATAGTCCACCTGAAATTTAAAGGCGTTTTCGCGCATTTGTGGGTTTTCAAAGATTTCCGGCTGATTTGTGCGCAGGTAAGCAATCATCGGCACAATGAGCGCGGCAATGTCGCCCGCGTAGTCGGTGGCAATCACATTGAGGGTGTAGCGATATTCAAAACTGAAAGAGGGTGCACCCGTGGCAATCACTTGCCCTCCGTCCACGTAAAGCTGTAAGCGGTCAGGGTTTTTCACAAAGTCTTGGTGACTTTGTTCAAGGATTTTGCGCAGTTGGTTTGGCTTTTTCATTTTGCGTATCTCTGCAAATTAATGGTCTGTTGTCTTTATCTACGGCAACAAGCAAATGCCCAGTGTCCGTCATCAAATAACCTACTTGATGAATGCATACTTCTGTTATTCTTCCGTCAGGGTAATTTGAATATTTACCAAATGGACCATCTCTAAATGGCACGGTGTACGTGTTTGCTAAACATGGCAATGAAGCGGCAATGGCAAGATAAAGAGTTGTTTTTCTCATTTTCTGAAATTCCGTTGTTGCATTTCATATTTTTGCTGACAATCCACGCAACGGGTTACGCCTTGAATTAATTGGCGGCGTTTTTCAGGGATGGGGATGTCACAATCTTCACAATAAAGGCGACTGACAGCTTTAAAAGTGCGGTGTTTTTGTAACGCAATGTCGCGTGTTATTTGTTCGAGTTCTTGCGCACGGTCAAATTGATCGGTCATTGTTTTTCCTGTTTATTAAATTCATCAATGCATTTTTTTAATGCTTGATTTTCAACAATGCATACACTTAGCTTTTGTTGGCTTTGGAGATAGGCGTTAGCCAAATCGCCGTTTGTTTTAATTGTGGCGGCAAATGGCGTACATTCTGCAACTTGCGGGCATAGAATTGGCTGTTTAATGATTTTCGGTGTTGTTGAACACGCCGCTAACATCATCAGGGATAAAAGTGTCAGCCCAATATTGGTGTTTTTTAAGTGCATTTTTTAAATCCTGTGTTTGCTTGGTTTGAGAGATTTTTAATTGATTCACTGCTTCCGTGAGTGCTTTTTGTTGCTCATTGAATTTATCCACGCTTTCATTTAAAGCAACGTAAGACGCTTCCCATTGTTGTTTTAATTGTTCTTCTTTTGCTGCTTCAGCTCGCCAGTGGTTGGCTTGCCAACCTTGAAACAGGATAATGGCCACAAGCATGAGCGGGCCAACCAATAAAATGTATTTTTCTTTTTTCGTTAAGAACCCAAACATAATGCTTTCTCCTTTTGTCGTCTTTCAATTAAGCCTTTCAGTGGAACGCCGTTTGCATAAATCCATCGTTCAAATTGACCGCACATGGCTTTGCTATATCCTTTCCGTGCCATTTTAAAAAGCGTGCTGTTTTTTAGGCGACCACATCCAACATTGAATGTAATTGCAGATAAGGCATCAAATCCCCCCTGCGGCATAGCTTGACCGTTCGCATAGGTATTCACACACTTTTCTGCTTGTTTGATGCCTTTCGTATATAATTCGGCTATTTCTTGCAAGGTGTAAATTTTATTTCTGTCAATCTTTTCAACTGCATTAGTTGTGCCAATGCCAACTGTTAAAACATCAGCGGGGCATTGATAGGGCTTTTGCATACATCCTTCTGCATTGCCAATCAGCAACAAGCCTTTTTCTGATGTTCTAATTTCATTTCCATGCTGAGCTATTACAAGCCCAACAACAGCCGTGACGGCGCAGACGTATTTTGCGGATCGTTTAATCATGGTGATGGCTCCGTTGGTTTAATTCTTTTTCTTTTAATTCAAAATCTTTTTTCTTGTAATACCAATTTACAAGGAATGTTGCGACGCCGATCACAATACCTGTTACTGATGCCACGTCAGCCCAATTTACATTTGAAAACATATCCGCAATGCGTCCTATGAAGAAGGCAAATAATCCTGATGTGTAAGACGCTCTTGATGGTGTGTCGTGCATATCAGCTCCAAAGTTGTATAGTGTCACTTGCCACGCTGATCTTTCCAGTGTCAGTTTCTGGCAATATTACTGGTGTTCCGATGGGAATGACTGGTTTATCCATTAAGTGCGGATTTAATTCACACGCAATTTCTAAAAGTCCTTCACTGCGGCCAAAATAGCGATAAAGAATGGCGTCCAAGTTGTCATGTTGTTGTGCATAAACTTCCATTAAATCAACTCCGCATCGACCCGTCTTTTGCCGATAATGTCGCTAATGGCAAAGCGTGCGTCTCGTCTTAATTCGTTGATACTGTCTTTGAGCAATTCCGCCTTTTTCTCGCCATCATTGGTGGTGTCGTAGCTTGAATAGCGTTCGTAAATATTCGCCAAAGCTAAACAAGTGACAGCGCGGTGGTAGCGATAGACCAATATGCTTTTGTTGTTGATTTTGGCGCAGGGAATATCCGCAAAAAATTCTGAGGTACTATGTTGTTTGAACGCTTCCAGTTCATCATTGACTGCAGCAATAGCCTCAATTAAGGCATCTTTTAAGCGTGCCGTTGTAACTGTGCCATCTAAGCGAGCCTGATTACGGAAATCAGAAATTTTGAGCGGCGGAAAAAAGAGGTCGTTCAATACAAGGTCTTCGCCTTGCCCATAGTCTTCAACTTGTTTTTGTACCGCCCCCATTTCGTAATCCTGGGCGAGTTTTATAGAGATAGATCCGTCTGACATAAAAAACACCTATAAAAAAAGCGGG